TATTCTTTCCATAACTTTTATTAAATTGTATACACAAATATATACATTATTAACAATATATAACGACTTATTAACAAAAAAAGTTACAATTATTTTTTAGTTGTTTAAAAATCAATAAGTTACAAAGGTGTTGTTTAGAAAATTCTGTGCGAATCTATGTATTTGATAGTTTCGTCTACATCTTTTGTTTTATTCCTTACTATTTTGATAGTAAGCATACGGCCACCAATCGGTTTAATAGGTGCGCCACGTTCAACGTGCCAACCTTTTGAGCCATCTCCGTATTCTTCTTTATAGCAGCCTGTAATCATTAAGTGTATAGGCTTGTGATTTATGCTATATCCTTTCTTTGAGTTACTTTCTAAAGCATCTCTAACGTCATTTCGTGCTGCGTTTTCGTGAATATGGCCCATTGTGTAAACGTCACAACCCTCATATAATTCTAAAGCCCTTGTAAGATTTAAAGCACCTTTTGTAACTACTCCACCACCACCAGATCCGTGAAAATATTTAATTTTTGTAGTTGCTATTCTTGAATGATTATTCATTTTAATAATAACCCAACCACCATAACCACCAACTTGCACGTTGCTATGGCATTTTAAGTTAAGTAAGTCTACAAATCTTTGAAGTATGTCAGTTTCTTGCCACTTAATAATAGCCGTTTCGTGGTTTCCATATCCAATAACCGTAAGAATATCTGCGTAAGGTGTAAACCATTCTACTGCCGTTTCAACTACTGAATCCAAATACCTTGCATTGTTGTGTTCTGGTCTTATATCTGATTTATTACGTCTGTTATCTCCACGTCCTTGCATCAAACAGAACATATCGCCATTAATCATAACAGGAATATTCTCTTCTTTACAATAGTCTAAATGCTTTTTAAGTAGGTCTTGGTCACATTTTGGATTGTCCCAATGCAAATCACTTAACATAGCTATTTCTGCATATTTACCCTCTAATTGTATTTCGTGTACATTTTTACCGTGTCTTATTACTTTCATATTATCTTACTTATTAGCTTATTTAAAAGAAACATAACTGCACCAAACACTAAAGCAAATATTAACATCCACCAATAGTTTGGTTTCTTATTGGCTTTGGCTTCTGCTTTTGCTTTCTGTACTTCTACTCTTGTAATCATTCTTAACGTGTCACGTTTTAGCTTGTATTCTATTCGTGTTTCTAACCTTGTTTTAGGCACTATTATATTCTTGTAATATACTATAGTATCTTTTGAACTTATGATTCTTTCATACACTATAGTATCGTGTTTTATTACAGGAATAGAATCTATTGTGCTAATTCTTATCGTGTCACTTGTTTGCGTGACTTGTAAGCCACGTTTAAGTGCTTTGTTATAGTGATACTTTGCTGAACAAGAAAACAACGTTAGAACGAAGATAAGGCTATAAATTCGCATATTCTTCTTGTACGTTGAAACTTGGACAGGCTTTGTTTGCATATTCGTTGTGTCCGTGTATAGTCATATCCTTGTTATATTTGTATATGAGTTCGTGCATTAGTTTTATTAATGAATCCTTTTGTTCTTTCGTTCTTGTGTCCTTTGCTTTCTTCATATCTTTAGTCATTCCACCAACGTAACAAATACCGATGCTGCCTACATTTTCGTTAGTGCAGTGAGCGCCGCGTTTTTCTATTGGTCTTCCTTGCTCTATTTTTCCATCAAGATGAATTAAATAATGATATCCTATTGTATTAAACCCTCGTGCCAAATGCCACCTTGTTATGTCTGCGACATCGTGAGGTCTATTCTCTGGCGTTGCCGTACAATGAATGATTATCTTATTTATCTTTCTCATTAATGTTTTTAAAATCGCTTGTTACTTCCTTTGCTCTTGCAAATAAGTTCTTTAAAGATGCCCACAAATCAATGCCTTTTACTGCCTTGTAGTTTTCATTGATAGAAATAACTTCAATAGAAACCATTGTTAAAGCCAAGATTTTAGTAGTTAGTAATTCGATACTAAAAAACGAAAGAACAATATCATTCAATAAGAATTTATCCATAGCATAAAATAACATTACGGTTGCTTCATAAAGTAAAATCTTTGATATTATAGCAGATAGTCTTCTGCTTGTAATTGGTTGTTTAAGTTTCTTTGCTTTCCAGATACCTGTAATTGTATCTAAAATAACAGAAGCAGCAATAAGAATAAGAATACCAACAATAGGTAAAAAAAACGAAAGAATAATAGCCATCAGTTTAGTTGAATAAAGTTTAAGTTTAGTTGTCAGTATATAGAGTTGTGTTTTCATCTTATAGTTGTTCCGTTATGAGCCAAATTATTTTAAATAATAGAAATATACCAAAGCTTTGTACGTGTAATTCTGTACTTGTAAACATACAAGAAAATGCACAGAAGCATCCTGCAAGAAAATACAATACTGCAAGTACGTTTTGATGGTTTCTAATATCCATTACTCAACAGGTATTTCTTCAGTCCATTCTGGTGTTTGCATAAGTGCTAAACATTCTTCGTGTGTTAATATTTGTAAAGGAAGTACACTTCCATCAGCTATAAAAGTTGGTATGGTTGTATACTTAATTACAAATTCAAGTCCATCTAAACTTATTCTAACCGTGTTTTCGTTAGATTCTTCAACCTGTGAAAAGTCAATGTTTAATAAATCTCCTATTGATAATATTGCGTATGTTTTCATTTTAATTTTTTTATGTTGGTACGTCAGTTACTCTTTCTGTTTCTGCTATGTTTTGTGATACTGCATCATTGCCACCTGTTCCTTGGTCAACTAAATTCCAATCCCTAACACCATCAAAAGTTGCTTCTTCGCCCATTCTAAACCAAGTTGTTGGCATAGTCAATCCATTGTCATTTAAGTTGTTAGGAACACCCCCATTATAGATTGTATCTACATCGGATTGCGTTCTAAAATCTGCGCCACTCCATATTGCAACCTCATCTATTTTACCACTAAAAGGACTCCAAAAACCCTGCGAATGTTCGCCAATTTGTAATACTCCTATTGAGGTACTAAATGAAGTTCTATTCATATTAACCGTACCTGTTTCATCAACTCCATCAATAAATATCTTACCCCTATTAGATGAAGATTGAGTACCATCATAACAAACTAAAATATGAGACCAAGTGTTAGCAGTAAAAACTCCTGTATTACTAAATATATAAGTGCCTGTATTTTCTATTTGAAACCTTAATCTATTTCCGTTGTCTATTAATACTTGAAATTGTGAATCACTTGCACCTGTATTTCTTGGCGTGTGTAGTATTACACCTAATAGATTCGTTGCAGTTGGTTTTATCCAAGCACTAAAAGTTGCTTTGCTTTGCCCATCTAACTCTGAATAAGTTGAATTTGTTTGAATATATTCATCTACACCATCAAATTGAAAGCTATACTCATTTTGATAGCTTGGTGTTGCACCTGTTCCTGTTAAGTTGGTTTCTGGACTCCAACTATTATAATGTATTTTACCCCAGTCTATTGTGTTACTCATATCGTTCGTTTTTATGTAGGTACATCAGTTGAAAATGCACTAAAGTTTTGCATTGTTAAATCGTAGCTACTCGTTCCGTTATCGGTGATTGTTGGTGCAGTATCTCCATCTCCACATCTAAACCAAGTTGTTGGTGCAGTCAATCCGTTATCATTTATATTATTTGGAACACCTAAATTGTAAATTGTAGTTGCATCATTTCTTAAATCCGTTGCGCTCCATATAGCTATTTCATCCATAAATCCATCATAATAATATGTTGGTGTTTGGTCACGTCTACCTATACTTAATGGATAATTCGCATTTACTAAACTTGTTGCAGTTGTTCCATCTGAATCTGTTGCATCTACTCCATTAATAAAAATCTTTGTTTTGCTTCCATTTGAAAGTGTGCCATCATAACAAACTAAAATATGATTCCATACGCTATCTGTTAATACAGTGCTTCCTGTTCTTGCTCTTCTTGTTGTATCTCCTATTTGCATTAAAACTTCTCCACTTGCAATAACAACTAATTGATAAACAAAAGCCGTTGAACTTGTAGAATCTGAAACCCTTGATAATACAACGGTGCTTCCTAAAGTTGGCTTAACCCACATACTAAAAGTTGCTTTTGTTGTGCCATTGAGTTCTGAATAAGTTGTGCTACCATCTGCATAATCATCTATTCCAGCCACTAATTCTATTGATTTAGTATTGCTGAAAGATGAGCCACCTATTTTAGCACCTTGTCCAAATCCTATTGTATTATTTACTGCTGCCTGTCCCCAATATATCGTATTTGCCATTCTTAATAAGTTTTATGTAGTACAAAGTTTGCACTATGTATTTCGTCTTGTGTTTTAGCTTGTCCCCATTCTGCCGTAATATCTAAAGT